TAGTGTCTTTGGTTGGAAATTCAAAATAATGCATTTACTATCTCCCTTTAATATGCTACACCAACAGAATCACCAACTGACCTACCCTCAATATCTGTGTTTGGGTATTTCAATTCGAATATACTTGGATCAAGTGATGGATAAATAATACCATCTTTTGTTGCGTAATTTATGTCATATATGTTACCTGAATATCCATCTGCCTTATTAAATTTATTAGTAATCAATAATGGTAATCCATGTGGATTATCTTCTGCAGGTGGAACAAGTGCACCTATACCTTCTACTTGTGAAATAACTTGTGCTAATTCTGCAACTATAATTGGTTGATTTATTTGCCATTTATCAACACGAAAATATTCTTTAATGGATTCTATTGCCCTTAAAGTTATTTCATTTTTATTAAATCCTCGTCTTGCAATAAAACTAAATTTTATTCCAATATTTATTATCCATGCATTTTTAATATTAATTGCGTCTGTTACTATTCTATATTGAGATAAATAAGTTTTTAAATTTTGTTTTACCGCAGTATTTAATTGAGTAAGTTTTTTATCCTTGTCATAACCAAGTGTATATAAATTTAATGCCATAGGATTATCTAATTTAGTTTTACTCGTTACAAAATCTTTTGACCTAAGTTGTTCTATATTTCTTTCATCTACAAATATACCAGAACCTGGTGAAGTTTCTACTTGCATATTTGGAATGTTTAATTGTTCATCTGGTACAATATATCCTTTTGCTACTGCACCATATTTGTTACCCATAGCGTAAACTCGTGTTATGTAATCTTCTTTCGTAACCACTCTACCTTGTGCTTGAAAATGTGCCAATGCGT